CAGGAAACATCACAACCAATACTAAGCTCAACACAACAACCAACTCAACCATCTTCTGGCAAGACTTGGAAAGAAGCGATCTCTGAAGAGTATAGATCAAATCCAAACATAGAAAAATTTACTGAATTAGATGCGTTAGCTAAAAGCTACATCAATGCAGTATCTATGATTGGAACTGATAAGATTCCTCTACCAGGAAAGTCTGCTACAGATGAACAGTGGAATGAAGTTTATAATAAATTAGGCAGACCAGAAACTCCTGATAATTATAAACTAGAATTTAAAACTGATGTTGCTCCTGTTGATGAAAAAGTAATCAAAGGCTTCGCACAAAATGCTCACAAGCTAGGTTTAAATAATAAACAAGCTCAAGGCATATTAGAGTTTTATAAATCAACATTAGAAGGCTCAGCAAAAGAAATGTCAGTGAATATGGAAACTGCACAAGCTGAAGCTACTAATGCTTTAAGATCAGAATGGGGAAGAGCATACGATGACAACTTGAGAAAAGCTGCCAATGTTGCTCAAACTTATTTAGAGCCAGAACTTCTTGATACTCAATTAAGAGATGGTAGCAGATTAGGAGATAATCCTAAGATCATAAAAGCATTTGCTAACATTGCTAATCTATTATCTGAAGATAAAATTATCGGTACAGAATCTGATAATATACTTCAAGGTAGAGAAGTTGAAAAAGAAATAGAAGAATTAACATCTGATAGACAAGGTGCTTATTGGAATAAAATGCACCCTAATCACAACAAAGTAGTTAATCAGGTGCTAGCATTAAGAGAAATGCTTAGCCAATAGGCTATTAATTTATTGCTTGCAATAAAAGCTATCTCAATAATCTTATTGCAATCAATTCAAAATTAATGTATTGCGATTTCTAGGGAGATTTTTAATTAAATCTTCTTAGAAATTGTAAGACAATTCTATTAGAACCTTACATGCCTGTTGGAAAGACAACCGACTAACAGTCGTTAAATGCAAGATTGCCTATCTATAAGGTGGGGAACTTTCTGAAACTAAACTTAAACTTAACTTAACAAAAGGAAATGACAATATGTCAAATCAAATAACAACTGCTTTTGTACAGCAGTACAGTTCAAACGTACAAATGCTATCTCAACAAATGGGATCGTATTTAAGAGGAGCTGTGGATGTTGAGTCAGTAGTAGGAAAGAATGCTTTCTTTGATCAAGTTGGTAAAACAACTGCTCAGTTGAGAACATCTCGTCATGCTGACACTCCACAATTAGATACACCACACTCAAGAAGAAGAGTAAGTCTTGCAGACTACGAGTGGGCTGATCTAATAGACAATGCAGACAAAGTTAGATTATTAATTGATCCAACATCTTCTTATGCAAAAGCTGCGGCTGCTGCTATGGGAAGAGCGATGGATGATGTAGTAATCGCTGCTTTAGGCGGAATAGCATTTTCAGGTGAAACTGGATCTACTTCTGTTCCACTTCCATCTGGACAAAAACCTTACTCTGCATCACAGGGTAATGATGCTGCTGGTGGATTAAGCATTACAAAACTATTGGAAGCTAAAAAAATCCTAGACTTAGCTGACGTTGATCCATCTATACAAAGATACTTTGTATGTGGTCCAACTCAAATCAGCAATTTATTAGGAACAACGCAAATCACATCTAGCGATTTCAATACAGTTAAAGCATTAGCACAGGGTCAAGTTGATTCTTTCTTAGGTTTTAAATTTATTGTGTCTAACAGATTGGTATTTGACGCAACTAACACTGACGACAGACTATGTTACGCCTTCACTCAAGACGCTATTAAATTAGCGATTGGTCAAGATGTTATAGCGAGAATTGACGAGAGAGCTGACAAATCGTACAGCACTCAAGTTTATTACGCTATGAGCATTGGTGCAACTAGAATGGAAGAAGAAAAAGTTGTTCAAATAGCTTGTGACGAATAATTAACAATAGGAGAATAAAAATATGGCAAACGTAAATACAGATATAGTAACTAATTTTGTTACTGTTCCTCAAGTATTAAATCCTTCACAACAATTACATGGTGTGAAAAGGATTGCTCAAGGAACGATAGCTTTGGCTGCTGGCGATTTAAGTGCTACAGACACAGTTATGCTAGCTCCTATACCAAGCAATGCAAGTATTACCTCAATAAAGTTATTTAACGATGCTTTAGATTCAGGTACTACAAACACTGCTGATGTTGGCTTATACAAACAGGATTTATCTGTTGTAGATGCTGACGCTTACGCTTCTGCAATTACAGACTTAAGAGCTGCTGTAAAAACAGGAACTGAAGTTGCTTTTGAAGCTAGAGATATAAACAAAATGGGACAAAAAGTTTGGCAAGATGCTGGACTTTCTTCTGATCCTGCTTTGACTTACTTCGTAGGAATTGGTTTTCCTGCGGCTGGAAATCAAGCTGGTGATTTAAGTTTCATTATTGAATACACAGTTAGCTAATAACTAACTTAAAATAGTGGGGAGTAAAATCCCCACTATGTCTAATGAAAAAAACCAACGAAATAAAAACCATTTTACATTTACAAAATAAAGATTATATCTATCGCTATGTTCTAGTTGATAGATTTAAACATACATCAACTGCACATCATGGTTTTGATAAAGACTTAGAACTTACAGAAGCTGAGATCTTTGCTAAAGTTAAACCTAGACAATTAAGACGTAAATATATTATAAAGAAAGACTAATATGGCATCAGTAGTAGAAATTTGTAACGGAGCTTTAAATCAATTAGGTGCATCTACAATCTTAACACTTACAGAAGATTCTAAGAACGCAAGACTTTGCAATGCTAGATTCTTAAATGTAAGAGATGCTGTATTTAGACATCACCCTTGGAACTGCTTATTAAAACGAGTTCAACTACCAGCTGACACAGCAGCACCAGCTTGGGGATTTACCAAACAATTTACACTACCATCAGATTGCTTAAGATTAATTAAAATTTTAGATTATGAATCTGATCACGTTGTAGAAGGTAGAAAGATTTTATCTCATTCTACTTCTATGAAAATATTATATATATCAAGAGTTGAAGATCCTAATGAATACGATGAATTACTTAGAGAAGTATTAAGTTCTGCACTAGCTGCTGATATTGCTTATGCAGTAACATCATCTAATCCAGTAGCACAAAATATGTATGCTTTATATCAAGAGAAATTAAAAGATGCTAGATTCGTAGATTCAACAGAAGGATATAACACAGATCAAGAAATGGGTATGGCATCTGTAGTAGATTCAAATACGTTTATCAACTCTAGGTTTTAAAAACCATGGCTAGAGTTGCTGTTCAATTAACAAACTTTACAGGTGGAGAATTATCACCACGTTTAGATGGTAGAAATGATCTAGCTAAATACGCATCTGGTTGTAAGACTTTACAGAACATGATTGTTTATCCTCATGGTTCTGCAGCTAGAAGACCAGGTACAACATTTGTAGCCGAAGTTAAAACATCATCAGCATTTACAAGATTAATACCTTTTGAATTTTCAACAACACAAACTTACATTTTAGAATTTGGAGATGATTACATTCGTTTCTATAAAGACAGTGGTGCAATCTTAGAAGCTAATAAAACAATCACAGCAATTACAAAAGCAAACCCAGGTGTTGTTACAGCAACAGCTCATGGTTTCTCTAATGGTGATACTGTTGTTATATCTGGTGTTGTAGGAATGACACAAGTAAATGGTAAAAGATTTAAGGTAGCAAGTGTTGCAACTAATACATTTGCTTTACAAGATATAGATGGCAACAATGTTAATACAACTTCTTACACAACTTATGTATCAGGTGGTGTTGCAAATAGAGTTTACACATTAGCAACAACTTATGAAACTGCAGATCTAGCAGAATTAAAATTTGCACAATCAGCTGATGTTATGTACATTTGTCATCCTGATTATGTACCAAAGAAATTATCAAGAACTGGTCATACCTCTTGGACTATTACAGATGTTGAATTTACTAATGGACCATACTTAGATGATAATATTACAACAGTAACTTTAAGTTCATCTGCACATACTGTAGGAACAGCTAGAGATTTAACAGCTTCTGCTGCTACCTTTGTTTCAACGGATGTAGGAAGATTAGTACGATTTAGAGAAGGCTATGGAAAGATTACTGCATTCACTAGCACTACTGCTGTTACTTGGACTATTATTAAAGATACTAATTCTGGTTCTAGTTCTACTGACTGGGCATTAGGAGCTTGGTCAGATACTACAGGTTATCCTTCTTGCGTATCCTTTTTTGAACAACGATTAGTATTTGCTGGTACAACAGATCAACCTCAAACATTATTCTTTTCAAGATCAGGAGATTATGAAAACATGGATGAGAATAGAGGTGGCACTATAGCTGATGATGATGCAATCATTTATACAATCGCATCTAACCAAGTTAATGCTATTCGTTTCTTATCATCAACACGAACACTTATTGTTGGTACAGTAGGTGGTGAGTTTTCAGTATCAGGTGGTGGTACAGATGATCCTGTAACTCCAACAAACATTCTTATTAAAAAACAATCTAATCATGGCTGTGCAAATATAGATGCTATTCCTGTAGGTAACGTAACTTTATTTTTACAACGTGCTAAAAGAAAGATTAGAGAACTAGCTTATAACTTTGACGTTGATGGTTATGTTGCACCTGACATGACTATTCTTGCTGAGCATATTTCAGAATCTGGAATTAAATCTATGTCTTACCAACAAGAACCTAATCAACTTATTTGGTGTGTAAGAGAAGATGGTAGATTAGTTTGTTTAACTTACCAAAGAGAACAACAAGTTGTTGCTTGGCATCAACATATATTTGGTGGTGCATTTAGTACAGGTATTGCAGTATGCGAATCCATAGCAACCATTCCTACAGATGATAAAGAATATCAATCATGGGTTATTGTTAAACGTACTATTAATGGTGTTACAAGACGTTATGTAGAATACTTAAATGAATTTGATTTTGATCAAACAGATAATACAAATTTTAATTTCTTAGATTCTCAACTTGCTTATGATGGATCTGCAACTACTACAATTTCTGGTTTAGATCATCTTGAGGGACAAGTTGTATCTGTTCTTGCAAATGGTTCAACACATCCAAATAGAACTGTATCTGGTGGATCTATTACTTTATCAAGATCATCTACTAAAGTTAAAGTGGGTTTACCTTACACATCATTATTACAAACAATGAGATTAGATGCTGGATCACAGAATGGTACATCTCAAGCTAAGACAAAAAGAATATTTAATGTTTCTATTAGATTATATGAATCTATTGGTGTAGAGGTTGGTCCAAACTTATCTAATATGGAAGAAATACCATTTAGATCTTCTGCTAATCCTATGGATCAAGCTATCCCAGTATTTACAGGTGATAAGGAAGTAGAGTTTAGAGGCAACTATGAAACTGATGGTTTTATATTTGTACGTCAAACTCAACCTTTACCTTTAACAGTTTTATCGTTATACCCAGAATTGATTACAAATGATGGTTAATAAATTAATTATAATTCCTTATAAACAAGATCATGGCAAACTGATAATGCAATCACAAATGAATCACATGCTTACACAGAAAGATGCATCATTTATTATTAATGATAACAATAAAGAATGTATGGATCTAGAACAAGAGCATCTAGCATTTACAGGATTAATTAATGATAAGGTTATTGCAGCAGCTGGTATGAAAAGAATATGGGGTAATGTTGCTGAGGGTTGGTTTATTGGTAAACAAGAAGTTTGGAACTATCCAATAACGATTGCAAAAGCTGTAAAGCAAAATATAGATTATCTTGCAACATCTAATAATATTAAAAGATTACAAACTGCAGTACGAACTGACTTTGGCATTGGTATAAGATTTGCTAAGTGGTTAGGATTTACTAACGAAGGATTAATGAAAAGCTACGGATTTGATGGTACTGATCATTATAGAATGGCAAGGATTTACTAATGGGACTAGAAACAGCAG